CGGTCTCGGCGAGACCAGGTCTATCAAGACCCGCGAGACCACGGTCTCCGCGCCCGCCGAGACCAGCGAGACCGAGACCATCACCCAGACCGGAGACCGGTCTCCCGAGACCGAGACCAGCAAGCAGCAGCGCGAGACCGAGACCGGTCTCCAGGTCTCCCCGCGCCGGTCTCCCTCAGAGACCACCGCACGCGAGACCACCGCACGGGTCACCCCGATCGGAGACCGCGAGACCGAGACCAACAACCTGGTCTCCCTCATGAGGTCTCGCGGCGGCGCCATGCAGGTCTCCCTCAACGACGCGATCGAGACCACCGGCCGACCCAAGGCCACCGCCGCCAAGCGACTCAAGGCCGCGCGACACCTGTACCTCGCCGAGACCGCCTGACCGAGACCACCACCCCAGAGACCAGAGACAGCGAGACCGAGACCAAGGAGACCTGCGTTGCCCCGCCCCCTCACCGAGTCCCGTACGGCGCCCCCCAGCGCCGTGCGGGTACCCCCCGCGCCCACGAGGCTGACGGGCATCCAGGCGCCGCCGGACCTCCTCGACCCGCCGACCTGGGGGCAGCGCCTGCTCCCCCGCGCGGTCCGCGAGGTCATGGCCGGCCTCGGCTGGTGGCAGGACCCGGCCTCCCAGCCGCCGTCCCTGCACCTCCTCCAGGTCCGCGAGGCCCTCGCCCGGTACGGCTGGTGCAAGTCCCTCGACGTGTCCCCCACGGGGCGGATGTGCATCCGCGGCTGCCAGTCCCTGCTCGAGAAGTCCGGCCACGTCACCCCCCACGACCGCGGCCGCGCGGAGCACTACATGCAGCAGCAGCTCGCGAAGGACGGCGTGACCATGCCGTTCTTCGCCTGGAACGACCTGCCCGAACGCACCTTCCCCGAAGTCTCAGCCCTGCTGACCAGCGCCTCCTACCAGGCCCGCGCGAACGGAGAATGAAATGCACAACCCCGACAACGACGAATTCACGGAAATCATCAACGTCCAGAATTGGGGCCCGTACGGGCCGCCCGTAACTCAGCCGGTAAAGCCGGGCCTGACAAAGCGTGGAAAGGCCGCACTCGCTATCGGGGTAACCGTTCTCGCCGGTGGTGGAATGCTCACCTGGCAGCACTACGCGGCCGAAGCGGAAGCCCACCAGATCAGGGTCCAGGAACTCTCCCTTCAGCAGCAGCAACTGGAATTGGAGAAGCTGAAGGAAATCAACAAGGCGGCCACCCAGAACGCCGAAAGCCAGGCCAGCGAGGACGCAGCCACCCAGAAGCTCATCAAGGCGTGCGTCGACACCGACAAGTCCCTCGTCGGTAAGCAGATGGGCGTCACCTACAGCAGCGTCCTCGAGGACTGCCGCCGCCAGTACGCCACCAACACCGCGGGCTCCGACATGCAGGAAGCCGCCTCCGCCACCAGCACCGACACCGGCTCCGGGGGCATCTCCGAGGGCGTCCTCATCGGCGGCGGAGTCCTGGTCCTCGGCCTCGCCGTCGCCGCCCGGCGCAGCACCCGCCCCACCCAGCCCTGACCCACTTCCCACCTACTTCCCGACCCCGGAAAGCCCCTCTCACCAGGGAGTAACAGCCCGGTAAGAGCACCCAGGGGAAAGATCCACGTCGGGAAGTAGGGGAGAAGTGGATCTATCCGACCACACCCGAGAGAGAGGTATGCGATGGCCGGCGAGACCGCCCCCGCGGCTGTCCCGGATCCGCAGGCAGCCCCCGCCAGTACCCCCACCCCGCGCGGAGGGCTGGTGTCGTCCCTGCTGGCCCCCATCGAGCCGGCACGCCCCACCCCCGTCGCCTTCGACCTCAACCCGGCCACCGCCGGGCCGGACTCCACCACCCTTCCGAACACGGCGGCCGCATCGAGCGCCGCCTACCACGACGATCCGAACACCCCCCAGGACGAATCGCCCCGAACGAACAGCAACTCCTCCCGCGCGGAGAAGAGTGTTATCCGTGCGTGGCTGCTGGCTGGTGCGGCGCGGTGGGCGAAAGGCGGCGGCACCCGCAATAAGCGCTTGGATCTGCGGAAAGCGCGGGCCCAGGCTGTTAAGGAAGTCCGTCAGGTCAGCGTGAACCGCACCAGCGGCGGCGGAATTCTCCCCAAGAGCAGCGGGAATTCCTCCGGCGCGGCCGGTAAGGGGCTGGGCAGTAAGGGGAATTCGGGCGGCTCGGGGGCGGGTAAGGGCCCGAAGAACTCCACCAGCAATGGGGCCGGGTCCGGTACGGGCGGAGGGGGATCCGCGCAGCGCTCCGGCCGGGGCCCGGGCAAGGACAGCCCCGGCGGTTCCGGCGGCCGGTCCTCCGCCGGGCCCGCACGCACCGGCGGCGGCCGCTCGGACAGCTCGGGTCGCTCAGGTGGTTCGGGCGACTTCGGTGCCGGGGGTAAGCACAACGGGGCCCAGTCCCCGAAGCCGTCGAACACCAGCGGCAAGCAGGACAAGCCGCGCGGGCACACCAGCAGCGGCTCCGCGGGTAGCTCCGGCACCCACAAGAGCCCGAGCACGCCCGGCACGGCAGGCAGCGGAACCGGGAAGACCAGCCCGTCCCCCAAGAACGGGCCCGGGGCCGCCAAGGAGTCCGCGACGTGCGGGACCGCCTCAGGTATCGACCGCCCCCAAAACCCCAAGACCCCCCAGAACCCCAAGGGCGGGAACAACGACAAGACCTCGAAGACCGGCAAGGACATCCCGTCCAGCGGCGGCCACCAGCCCGCCCCCACGGGGAAGACCAGCCCGGCCGGCACGAAGGACGGCAGCCAGGACAAGACCACCCGCCCGGCGGCCGACGGCGAGAAGACCAACGACCCGGCCAGCCCCGGCAACCCGCCCGCCAAGGACACGACGCCCCCGTCCGGGAAGACCCCCGCCCCGGTCCAGCCCCACAAGGCCAAGGACGACAAGGCCAAGGACGGCAAGCAGGACACCGACAGCCAGCCGGACGGCAAGACGAAGGACGGCAAGAAGCCCGCCACGCCCGCCAAGCACGACTGCTTCTCCACCCAGGCATCCCGCGAAGCCGGATACCGCGACGGCACCCGCGTCGGCAAGGTCATCGCCCACGCCCAGGCCTACCGCGACGGCGTCCACGACGGCTACAGCGACGTCAAGGAAACCGCCAGCCGGGAGAAGGCCCACCTCGACGCCGCCCACCAGCAGCAGCGCAAGCACACCCACGACAGCAGCAAGGAGCAGCAGGTGACCGCTGGAAGCAGCGCCGACTACCACCAGCCCCAGCCCATCCCCGTCACCGGCGTCACCGCCACCCACGTGCACCTCGGCGGCACAGCCGCCCGCACCTCCATGACCCGCGGGGAAGTCCGCTCCCTCAAGGCCTACGAGCGCCGCCTGGAGGAGAAGGAGCACCTCGCCTGGCAGACCGCCGAGAAGACCAAGCACCTCCACGAGCACGCCAAGATGCAGGCCCTCGCCTGCGAAAAGATCCTCGAGCAAGGCAGGAGCGTGAAGGGCGGCGACAAGCTCATCGCCAAGCTCGCCCGCCTCCACGAACAGGCCCAGACCCAGGCCGCCAAGGCCGAGGAGATCCACAAGCGGGCCCTGAGGGCCGCCGACGCCTGCAACTCCGCCCTCAGCAACGCCCGGACCCGATACGACGGCATCTACCAGGCCGTCGTCGACTCCGACGAAACCGCCCCCGCCGAGATGGCCTTCTACCGGGATGGGAACTGACCATGACCGCAAGCACCGTGAAGACCGAGCTGACCTACCAGGGCCTGCGCAGGGCCGTGATGGCTCTCTCCAAGGACATCACCCGCGCCACCAGCGCCATCCGCGTCGAGGCCGGGCGCATGAGCGACGAGGCCAAGGACACCGCCCGCATCGCCCAGATGATCTCCTCCATGGGCGTCGACGCCGACACCGTCGCGGACGCCACCACCCTCTCCAAGATCATGGAAGGGGTGTCGGCCGAGGCTATCTCGTACATCTCCACCAGCGAGATGACCGCCCGAGCCGCGAGTGCCGCCCATGATCAGGCCCGCGCCACCCACCAGGGCATCCAGGAAGCCGTCACCCGCTCCCCGGTCGACGTCTCCAGCACCAGTCGCGAATGGTTCCGCCAGGAGTAACCCCCAACGCCCCTGCCACCCACCCCAGGATCCGCCGCGACCCCGTCCGTCCTCATGCCCCGCTGGAGACCCTCGTGACCGCCAACACCCACACCCAGCCCCGCGCCGCCACCGCCGAACGAGCCATCGCCCTCGCCACCTCAGCCGCCCCCATTGCCACCGGGATCCTCGCCCCCCTCCTCGACGGCGGCGCCGCCTTCACCGCCACCCTCGCCTACGGAGCCACCAGCAGCCTCCTCGCCGCGAACTACATGAACCGCCTCCCACCCGGCCTGCTCCGCAACCTCCCCGCCGCCGACATCCTCGGCAATCACCGCACCACCCTCTTCGCCTCCACCCTCACCTCCGGCATGGCCCTCGCCATGGGCACCCTCCAAGGCCCCGCCGGTGCCGACGCCCTCATGGCCGGCGTCCTCACCCTGCCCTCCATCCCCGGGATCTTCTCCCTCGGCTGGTGGGCTGCCGTCGCCGTCGTCCCCTACAAGCTCCGCAACATCCTCGGCCGCACCCCCAAGCTCAAGACCGCCCCCGCCCCGCCCGCTTATGCGCCGTACGTGACGGCGCCGCCCACCGACGCTGAGGTCATCTACCGCCTGTGGGCGCAGCACATCTCCCACCCCGTCACCGGAACCCACCGCGGCCAGGAACTCCAGCTCCACACCCTCACCCCCGACCGGTGGACCGGCACCATCACCGCCCCCACCGGCAACTCGGTCACCGTCACCAAAGAGGCCGTCTCCAGCGTCTACCGCACCGACTCCACCTGGATCGACATCACCCACGGCGCCCACGCCGGCGAAGCCCGCATCCGCGTCGCCCTCACCAAGCCCGCCGAACTCGACCCGAGCACCCTCGCCGGCGCCTGGAAGAAGTGGGTGTCCAAGCCCGGCGGCCTCATGGCCGGCACCCACCTCGAGAACATCCAGGACGACCCCAACACCGGCGGCCAGGTCGCCGTCGTCGTCGCCGGAGAAGACCTCGACCGCCTCCGCCACCCCGACCGCCTCGACCTCGTCGGCGCCATGCGCGTCAAGAACCCCCTGCTGATCTCCTACGAGCCCCGCCAGAACCCCCGCGAAGCCGTCATCCGCACCATGGACCGCAACCCCCTCCAGACAGGCGCCCCGTTCCCCGGCATCGACGTCCTCAAGGTCAACGACAACGGCTACATCCAGATCGGCCGCGGCATCTCCGGCTTCCCCACCCGCATCCAGATCCACGACCCCGCCCTGGGCGCCCAGCACTGCATCGTCTGCGGCGTCACCGGCTCCGGCAAGGGCGGCACCCTCCAGATCATCGCCCTCGCCCACCACGTCAACGGCTCCGCGATCATCTACGGCGACCCCAAGGGCTCCTCCAACCCCGCCATCACCAAGATGGCCGCCTACTCCGGCCTCGGCCTCGACGGCGCCATGGGCGCCCTCCGTATCTGGTGGCACGGTCTGCAGCACCGCATCAACGAATCCGCCGCCACCGGCATGAAGAACTTCCAGCCCACCCCCGAGCGCCCGTGGGCGCCCCTCATCCTCGACGAGACCAGCAAGCTCCTCGGCGAGCGCGCCGAGCACCGCAAGGAAGCCACCTTCATCATCAACGCGGGCGCCACCCTCGGCCGCTCCATGGGCATGCCCGTCATCCTCGCCAACCAGCTCCTCCAGCTGAAGGAGTTCGGCGGCGACTCCGCCATCCGCGACAACGTCTTCTACGGCGGCTGCCTCATCCTCCTGCGCGCCGACTCCAGCCAAAAGCACCTCGTCGACCTCCCCGAGAACTTTGCCGGATGCAACCCCGCCGACATCCCCCCCGCCTGGTCCGGAGACCGCCAACTCGTCTTCGACCCCGACACCCCGCCCGACGACCCCGAGCGGACCTTCGGCCTCGGCTTCGCCGCCAGCCCCGGCGCACACGCAGAGATGTCCCGCACCTGGATCCTCGAGGACGCCACCCCCCACATCGACACCGACGCCGTCGCCCACCCGGCCGACTGGCCGTTCTGGGACCAGCGCCACGACCTCGCCACCGTCTCCGTCCTCCCCGACGACCAGGCAGACGACGACGAAGGCATCGACGGCCCGTCCAGCATGCTGTTCACCGGCGGATACACCGCCCCGAAGAAGCCCGCCAGCGCAGACGAGAAGATCCTCACCGTCCTCAAGGACGCCACCGACCCCCTCGGCCTCGAAGTCATCTACAAGCACAAGGACGAGATCGGAGCCCTCGCCCGCGTCGAAGGATCCACCCTCGACAACGCCCTTTCTCGCCTCATCAAGACCGACAAGATCCACCGCCAGACCAAGGACGGCAAGGACATCCGCGGCATGTACGGCCACGGCCCCGCCCCCACCACAGAAGGCTGACCGGCCCGTGCCAGGGGAACGCGGCTCAGACAGATCCCCGCCCGTACGGCAGCATCGATCCCGTCGGCCCGCACTCGATCCTTCAGTTAAGCGTCCCCGCGCCCAACTGTTGCGATGTGGGCGGGCCGACACACGATCTGCTCGGACTCCCCCCTCCCGAGCCCGAGCGTCGCGGTCCCGGATACCACCCAATCCCCCGGGTAGGTGTCCGGGACCGCGCCATACCCGGCGGGCCGGGGGAACCCAACCCCGAACATCGGCGATCATCTGTGACAGGGCGCGGGGCCCCGGACAACCACACACCGAGCGGGAGCCCCACCGCCATGGCATGGTCGAAACTCAAGCTGGACGAGGTGACGGTCCGTCGCGCGAAGCTGCTGAAGCTCCGCCGCGAGGGCGTCCGATACGACGACGAACGCGTCGAAGCCCTCGGATACAGCAGCCCCAGCGCAGCACGCAAAGACGTCCAACGCGCCCTCGAAGCCCACCGAGCCGAGGAAGCCGCCGAGGTCAGCATCTACCGGCAGCAGGAGAACGAACGCCTCGACGCGCTCCTCGAAGCCGCCTGGCCCCGAGCCACCCAGCCGTCCCCGGTGTTCGACAAGGAGGGCAACGTCATCGACCACGCCCTCGACTTCCGCGCCGTCGACACCGTCCTCAAGCTGATGGACCGCCGGGCCAAGCTCAACGGCCTGGACATGCCGGTGAAGGCAGAGGTCTCCGGCCCCGGCGGGGGAGCCGTGCAGATCGGCGCCGTCGGCCTGGCCGAACTCCGCAACCTGATCAACACCGCCGGTGACCCTGACCCCGACGACGGAGACGAAGCACTCCTCGACGCCGGCCCCGACGACGATGACGCGGATGACGACGGCGACCACGCCTGACAACTGGGACGACCTCGAGGACCACGAGGTCGTTCAGGAGGCAGAAGAACTCCTCCGCCTGGTCGCCCAGTACCGGCGCTTCAACCGGCAGCAGCGCCGCCTGATAGCCCGCCAGGCCAGCCCCGAGGTCCGTCGCGTCCTCGCCCAGGTCGAACGCGATCTCGCGATCGAGCGGTCGCCAGGCTCGATGTCGGCGATCCTGACCGACCACAAAGAGCGGCAGGCCCCGCACCTCGACCTGATCGACAAGGTGTTCCGCGACATCGCGCGCGGACACCCCCGCAAGGTCCTCATCACCATGCCCCCACGGCACGGCAAGAGCCGCCGTGCCGCCCGCTGGGCGCCCCTGTGGTACCTGTCCCGGCACCCAGACCACCGGGTGATGATCGCCTCCTACAGCGCCGACCTCGCCGACGACCACGGCAGGTGGATCCGCGACGCCATCAACACCTACGGCCCCCAGATCGGGCTCGCCCTCCACGCCGGCTCCAAGGCCGCCAACCGCTTCGACCTCGCCGACCCCGAAACCGGCGAACGCCTCGAAGGCGGCCTCGTCACCGCCGGCGTCGGAGGCGGCTTGACCGGCAAGGGCGCTCACCTCGCCATCGTCGATGACCCGATCAAGGACGCCGCGGACGCCGAATCGCCCACCATGCGGCGCCGCCTGTGGGACTGGTGGACGTCCGTCCTCAACACCCGAGTCGAGCCCGGCGGATCCATCATCGTGATCCAGACCCGCTGGCACGAACAGGACCTCGCCGGGAAGATCCTCGAAGGCGAAGACGCCGACGACTGGATCCGCCTCGACCTGCCCGCCATCTGCGACTCAGACGACGACCCACTCGGCCGGACCATCGGCCAGGCACTCTGGCCCGCCCGGTACGGACGCAAGGCCCTGGAGAAGATCCGCAAGGCCGTCGGCGAGCGAGTCTGGTGGTCCTTGTTCCAGCAGAAGCCGCGCCCGCTCGAGGGCGGTGTGTGGAAGTGGCCGTGGATCACCGAGAACCGCATCACCCCCATGGCGTTCCGCGGAATCGACCTCACCCGCACGGTCGTCGCGGTCGACCAGGCCGGCGGCGAGGGCGACACCCACGACGAGACCGGCATCATCGGCGCGGGCCGCACCAACGACGGCAACATGTACGTCCTCGCCGACCGCTCCGCGAACATGGGCGCCGACACCTGGGGCCACCAGGCATGCCGCCTCGCCATCGAACTCCAAGCCGACGCGTTCGTCGTCGAGGACAACTTCGGCGGCGACCAGTCCGCCCAGATCATCCGCCAAGCCTGGCGCGACCTCGAACGCAGCGGGGAAACCGCGGGCCTGCTGATGCCGCGCATCATCCCCGTCCACGCCAAGCAGGGAAAGAAGCTCCGCGCCGAACCCATCGCCCAACTTGCCGCGCAGGCTCTCATCCACCACGTCGGCGAGTTCCCGCGCCTCGAAGGCCAGCTCGTCACCTGGATCCCCGGCATGGACTCACCCGACCGGATGGACGCCTACGTCCACGCCCTCACCGAACTCGCCGACCCCATGCAGGAAGGCCTCGGCACCCAGCACTACAGCGACAACCGCCTCCGCGGCCGCCGATGAAAGCCCAGGGAACAACCAATCGCAGGAGCGGCAGCATGAGCCCCATGGTCGACATCAACGAGCGCCGCCTGGCCGACTACGCGGAACGACTGCGCCGCCTCCACAACACCGTGCGCCCGCTCCTGCCCGCCGTCCAGCAGGACGAACTGCTGGAACTGGCTGTCGGTGTCGGGCTCCTTGCCGCCGTAGAACTGGCCGCCAGCCCACCGTGCCGCTGTGGGCACCCCAAGGCACGACACCGGAACGACCCCATCGTCTGCCTTGACTGCTGGCACACCCCAACTGCCGATCCGGACAGCACACGCCACGAACACCTCTTCCAGCCAGGGGAACCCGTACCCGGGCAGCCCGTACCCTGATGATCAGGCGCGGGGCCTGGATCAGCAGAAAGGTGTGGGCTGGTGGGCCTCTTCTCCAGCGCCAAGGACGCCGTCATCGACACCTGGTCCTGGCTGAACTACAAGCCCCTGTACTCCGACACCCTCGGCATGCCCAACCGCCGGGCGTTCCCCGAAGCCCACGCCACCTGGGTCCCGGCCGCCGACGAACGCCGCCTGTCCGCATACAAGCTCCTCACCGCGTACGACAACAACCAGGTCGCCGAGCTGTCCGCGTTCCTCGACGGCGACAGCGCCCGCGAGCGCCGCGAGTTCGGCGACCCCAGCATGTTCGTCGACACCATCACCTCCCACGTCCTCGGCGATGAGCAGACCATCACCGTGCCCGGCGCCGAACAGGCAACCGACCAAGCCTCCTCCGACGCCGCGACCGCCGAGCGCGTCCAAACCCTGCTACGGGAGTGGGCCGACGAGGAACTCCTCCCCATGCGGCTCCTGCAAGCCGAGCGCAAGGCGGTCGGGCTCGGCGACGGCGTCATCCTCCTGCACTGGGACGCCGACAAGCAGCGCGTCCGCATGAAGACCTTCGACCCCGGCTTCTACTTCCCCGTCCTCGACGAAGACTCCGACGGCTCCGACTTCCCCGACCGCGTGCACTTCGCATGGGAACTCCCCGAGGACAAGAAGCGCCGCCTGCCCGCCCGGCTGCGCCGCATCACCTACCACCTGGACTGGATCCGCCCCCAGACCGCCAACGGCGTCGACCGCACCGGCCGGCCCGTCCGCGCCACCGTCATGTCCGAACCCACCGATGACCAGCCGGAGCAGCCGCTCCTCGGCCGCGGCGACCTCCTCGACACCGGCGGCGCCATCACTCGCATGTACCCCTGGAGCGAGCAGCCCTCCTACAAGACCGTGTACCTCACCGACGCGATCTGGGAACTGGGCGACCTCAAGGGCCCCGTCGACGTCGACAACCTGCCGATGGACAAGGCCCGCTTCGCCACCAACGGCCAGGGCGAAGTCCTCGACCACCTCGACATGCTGATCGACTTCCTGCCGGTCATCCACGTCCCCAACACCGTCCCCCCGGCCGGCGAACACTGGGGGCAGAGCAGCCTCGCCAAGGTCCTGCAGGTGTTCGACGAGCTGTCCGGATCCGACACGGACTCCTCCCGCGCCTCCGCCACCACCGGATCCCCGATCCTCGCGATCTCCGGGAAGGCCATCAACGGCCAGCAGCACTACACGGCCGGGCCCGGCATGGTCCTCACCCTCGGCGAAGGCGGCTCCATCACCTCCGTCGACACCAGCGCCAACCTGGCCGAGCTCCGCAGCCACCGCAAAGACCTGCGCGACCAGGCCGCGGCAGCGGCCCGTATCCCCGCCGTCGCCCTCGGCATGGGAGACCCAGCCCAGTTCGACTCCGGCTACCAACTGGAGCTCGCGCTCGGCCCGCTCGACTCCCTCATCTCCGCGATGCGCCTGGCCCGCGACCACGCCGACCGGCTCCTGCCCAAGTTCGTCCAGCGCCTGTTCCAGGCCGGCCAGCACCCCGACTGGCAGGGCCTGCCCGTCCTGCCGGCGAAGCTGATGCGGGGCGCCTACACCCCCACCGACAAGGCCGCCGTCCTCGAGGAAGTCACCAAGGCCCGCACCGCCGGGCTCATCTCCCTCGAGACCGCGATCCGCCGTCTACAGGAGATCGGCTGGCCCGTCGACGACATCGAGCAGGAGATCAAGCAGATCGACGCCCGCGCCTTCGAAGAAGCCCGCCTGCTCGCCGACGCCCTCGGCAACCCCGAGGAAGTCGCCAAGTTCCTCGGCCGCCGGGCACCCGACGAACCCGAAACCCCCACCGTGCAACTGCCCCTCACTGCTCTCCAGCCGGAAGACGAGGACCCGGAGGAGACGGCCGGGCAGGGAAGCCAGGGGAACACGTGATGCGATCTGTGCTGAACTTGGATCTAGGCGCGGGGCCTGAACGTCCTATGGGAGGACTTGCACTCATGCGTTGCCCCGCGCAGACCCGACCGGCCGCCCCGAGCGTTGAGGTGGTGTCGGCATGACCGAGCCCACCATCCAGCCCCCCGCCGCCCCGGCCACGGGCCCGGTGCCCACCCCGGCCGACATCGCCGCACGGGCCGCCCAGCAGCCTCCCGCCATCCCGGCCGCCCCCGGCCAGCCTGGCCCGTCCACCGAGCCGGACGAGGACAAGGTGTCGTTCACCCAGCGCCGCCTGAACAAGATGATGTCCGACGAGAAGGAAGAGGGCCGCCGGGCCGCCTTCCGGACCATCGCCGAGGCCGCCGGCCTGGACCCTGACACGTTCGACCCCGCCCAGTTCGGTGACCTGTTCAAGCAGGCCGAGCAGGCACGGCAGCAGCAGCTGTCCGAGGAGCAGCGGCGTGCCGAGGAACTCCAGCGCCGCGAGCAGGCCCTCCAGGCGCGCGAGGACGCCGCCGCCGCGAAGGAGAAGGCCGCCGCGGACAGGGACCGCAACACCCGCATCCGCGCCGCCCTGGTCAGCCTCGGCGCCACCGGCGACGACCTCGACGACGCAGCCGCCCTCCTCCGGGTCGCCGACGACGCCAGCGACGACGACATCACCGCAGCCGCTCAGCAGCTGAAGGAACGCCGCGGCGAGATGTTCGGCACGGCGCTCGCCCCGCAGACCCTTCCCCCGGCGCCGTCCGGCGGCCCCGCCAGCGGCAACGCCCCCCGGCAGCCCGCAGGAGCGAAGGACGCCATCCGCGAGGAAGCACGCAAGCGAGCCGAAGCCATGGGGCTGCGTACAGCCTCCTGACCAGACCGGCAGCAGATCTAGGGACCACGCCCTGACCCCCGTGGACGGCACCAACGGTGCCCTCACCACACATTCCGCGAACATCGCGAAAGGGGCTACGGGTGGACATCCAGCCGTACACCAGCACCGAGTCGCTCGCCGTCGGCCGCCCGTGGCTCATGAGCATGCTCGGAATCGAAGCCAACGAGACCGTCACCCTCGACCTCACCCAGTTCGACGAGAACCTCCACTGGACCGAGGCATCCAAGTACCAGCCCGAGCGAAAGCTGAAGTCCGGCATCCCGCTGGGCAAGCTGACCGCGTCCGGCCTGTACGCGCCGTACAACGCGGTCAGCAACGAGGTCCAGACCCTCACCGTGACCGGCGGCCCGACCGGCGGCACGTTCACCATCACCTGGTCCGGGCAGACCACCGCCGCGATCGCCTACAACGCCACTGCCGCGCAGGTCCAGGCCGCGCTCGAGGCTCTCTCGAACATCGCGCCTGGCGACGTCGTCGTCACCGGTAACGCCGGTGGCCCCTGGACCCTCACCTGGGGTGGCACGCAGCTCGGCGAGAACGTGGCCGCGCCCACGACCACCGAGTCGTTCACCGGCGGCACCAGCCCGGACATCACGATCGCCACCACCACCGCAGGCGGCACGGCCGCCTCCGCAGACGGAAGCGACGTCTTCGCCGGGTTCCTCTTCACCGAGGTGTCCTTCTACCCCGGCTCCACCAAGGCCGCCGCCCCGCTCATGGTCCACGGGCAGATCGACCCCTCGAAGCTGCCCGTTGCGTTCGACCCCACCGACGTCCCGGCAGGGTCCAACACCCAGTTCGTCTACAAGGTCTGATCAGGAGAACCCGACATGCCGAACGACATGCTTGAAGTCCTCCTGAGGGACATCAACCCCACGGTCATCAACGCCTTCGTCCGGGAGATCCAGACCCCGGCCGACTACACCCTGACACAGTCCGTGATCCCCGAGCGGACCGTGAACTCGGTGAAGTACGAGATCCGCGGTGGAACCCGCCGGGTCGCGGCCGCCTCCTACCGCGCGTGGGACGCCCAGACCCGCGTCGCCTCGAGGGAGATCACCCGTTGGGTCACCGAGGGCAAGCTTCTGCCCCTCGGACAGAAGTACATCATCGGGGAGCTCGAGACGATCCTGCAGAACGTGCAGCGCGGCATGGACGGCGAAGACCTCGTCCGATCCATCTACCAGGACGCCGCCGACCACGTCCTGTCCGTCAAGCAGCGCATGGAACTCGCCGCCGGTGACCTGCTGGTCGACGGCAAGTTCACCCTGACCAACGAGAACGGCCTCACCATCGAGGCCGACCACAAGGTGCCCTCGGCGAACATGCCCACCGCACCCGTCGACTGGTCCGACCCCACCGCCGACATCCTCGGCGACGAGATGCGCTGGATCGAGGTCCTGCGCGCCTCCGGAGCCCCGACACCGACCCGGGCGCTCACGTCGTACAAGACATGGGCGTACATGCTGACCAACGACTCCTACCGGGCGGCCTTCTACGGCAGCGTGAACTCCGCGTCCACGATCCCCACCGCCGTTCTGGCCAAGGACGAGGTCAACACGGTCCGCGCGCGGTACGGGCTGCCGCCGGTGGAGACGTACGACGTGAAGATCCCCCTCGCCGACGGGACGGACCAGCGGCCGCTGCCGGAGAACATGTTCTTCCTGCTGCCGCCGGACGCCCGCCAGATGGCCGAGACCCAGTACGGGCTCACGGCCGAAGGTATCGTCCTGTCCTCCGGTTCGAACCCCCAGATCGACCGTGAGGAAGCCCCCGGCATCATCGTCACCTCCGGCTACCAGGACGACCCGGTCCAGGTGTGGACGAAGGGCTCCGCGGCCGCTCTGCCGGTCATGTACACCCCGGACATCCACATCGCAGCGACGGTGTGGTGAACCATGGGCGCCCAACTCGCAGCGACGGTGTACGTGCGCGATCCGGAAACCCACCAGACGGTTCAGCTGCACCCGGGAACCCTCCCGGAGCCGCGGCTGGCCGCCCTGGTGACCAGCCCGGCCGCCTGGGTCGACGGGAAGCTGCCCCGCCTGCCCAAGAGCCAGAGCAGCCCGGACGACCCTCAGGTCCCCGCCGACGGCCCGGACGGCGGCTCTGGCGCCGCCTCCGACCCCGACGGGCCTGACCAGCCGCCCCAGGACGACCAGGCCGCACCGACGGCCAAGAAGACCGCCGCCAAGAAGACGGCGGCCACCAGCCGGTCCCGGGGCCGGAACGCCGCCGACACCGGCGGCGAATAAGCGGGTGCGGGCCCGCCCCTGTGGTGGGGGCGCCAACCGGCGGGCCCGCACCCGCACACCCCCTCTACCGCCCCCTGGAGGACACCCGTGGACATCGCCGTACAGGCCTGGCTGCTCTCCCAACTCGGCACCGCCACCCCCCTCGCCGACCTGACCACCCGCTACGCGCGGCTCGGCATCGCCCGCAAGGTCGCCCTCGAGGTCCTCAACGAGCGCCTCGCCAACCTCCGCGCCCAGGCCGCCACCGTCAACGTCTCCAGCGTCGTCTCCGTGTCCTTCTCGGAGAACATCCGGGCGTACGAGCGGCAGATCGCCGCCCTCGAAGCCGGCGGCTCCCCAGCCCCCGACGAAACCCCCACCACCGGCGATGACATCACCGTCCTCGGCACGTTCCAGCTCGTCGAACGCAGGCGCCGATGACCACCCCCGTACGGCGCGGCCGGACCCTGCGCGCACGCCTCCTCGCCTACATCACCGACGCCGTCGCCCGCCTCTCCCGCGCCTGGTTCATCCTCACCAACGCCCAGACGCGGCTCCTGAGCGCGCTCGCCCTGATCCGGCCCGGCCGCGGCTCCACCAACCGCGTGCGGGCCGCCGTGGCCGCGTTCAACACCTCCCTGGCCGCCTTCATCCGCGCGGCGATGGCGTTCGCTGAACGCTGGGCCGCCAGCGACCTGCCCCTCATCTACCGCGAGGGCGCATGGACGATGCTCGACAACGCCGGCCGCCCCAGCGACCTGTTCACCTGGACCGCCCGCCACCAAGCGGCCATCACCGGGACCTCGGCGCAGTACTACGCCGACCTGACCAGCCGCATCCAGGAAGCCATCCGCCGCGCCCGCTCCTTCCTGCGCGCCGCCCAGGACGCCGCCCGCGCCAGCACCGCGGCCCGCTTCGACACCGCCCGCCTCCTGCGCCAGCACCCCCTCGACACGGTCGTGTACGCCAACAACGCCCACCACCCCGTCGACGCCTGGGCCCGCTCCGCGATCACCTGGCAGGCCGTCACCACCGCCAACACCGCGGCCTGCCGCACTGCCCTCGACGAACTCGACGTCAGCTACGTCGAGGTCCGCGACGGCGCCGACTGCGGATGGGCCTCCCACGACGATCCGGACCGCGCCAACCGCACCCTGCGCACCGTCCAGGACGCTCTCGCCCACCCCACCGCGCACCCGCACTGCATCCGCGAGTTCCTGCCCCGCCTCGACCTCGCCGGGCGGACCAACATCCTCTCCGGAGCCGCCCTGTGACCACCCCCGACGCGCAGACTGTGCACCTCGGCAACGGCGTCCCACCCGGCGAGCAGAGGCTACGCATCAACGCCTGGCTGGAAGCGAACGGCATCGACCCGAACAAAGTCTCCTCCAACCGCCCTATCTACGTCCTCGCCCTGCCCAACGGCATCATCAACGGCGGCCTGCCCTGGCTCATCGACGTGATCGTCTTCCACGAGCTCTACGAGCGGCCTGACGGCGTCAGGGAGCGCAACTTCATCACCGGCGACGCCGTCATGTTCCAGCGCACCGTTCCCCTGCAAGTTTCGTTCCCGACCGACACCCCTCCGATCGACGACGCGGAGAAGCCTGACTGGTCGGAAGACGAAGCAGGTGAACCATGAGCATGCCCCGATCCACCCCGCCAACCGACTGGCCGGGCTTGGAGATGGTCAGCATGACCAAGCTGACCGACGACATCTACTTCGGATGGCTGGCCAAGGACGCCAACCCCACCTTCTGGCACTGGTGCTCGGCGCTGGAAGGTGTACCTGCGGACCGCAAGCTGCATGACGGCTGCTGGGTGGCTGCCGGGACCGGTGCCCACACCCTGGTCTCGCGAGATCCGCTGCATCTCGAACCGTCCCTGCTGTGGCGCTGCTGCGGGTTGCACGGATGGGTCCGCAACGGGCAGTGGAGGGACGCCTGATGCGGCTCACCCTGACCTCCGGAGAGACAACTGTCGACCTGCGCACCGACCCCGGAGAGGGCGTCTCCCTGCGAGCCGCCGAGAACGCCGTCCTACGCCTGTTCAGGGCCCTCCCGAAGGCGTCCGGCCCAGCCGATGAGGAGCAGCCCTTCGGGTTCTCCCTGTCGTCCGACACCGAACGTGCCCCCGAGCCCGCCCCAGTGGAGGACGAAGACGATGAGTGAACAGCCCGAACATCCCCAGGCGCGCGGCGTACGGATCGACGCGCAGCCTGGCCACGCCGCCATCACCCTCGACGGCAACGCCCTGCCCCCGGGAACAGTCACCGGGTACGTCCTCGAGCACTCCATCGCCGACTCGCTGCCCCTACTGATCCTCCACACCCGCCAGCCCGACGCCGCAGTCTTCGAGGGCCTCGCCCGGGTCGCCGTCGGCGTAGCGAAGACCCCCGGTGACCTCATCACCGCGTTCCTCGCCGAGGTCGACCCCGTCCTCCTCGACCAGGAGGCACTGAACCGGTCCGACTACGGCGGCGGCCCCGGCGCGACCGCGCGCGCCATGCTCGCCGTGCTCGCCGAGTGGGCGCGCGGCGGGAAAGGCGGCCCCTGATGGCACTTGACCTGTCCGGGATCACCAAGGTCGTCGAGGACCTCATCCCCTGGGACACCGTCCGTGTCACGGCCCCGGCCCCCGGTCCGCCGGTCTTCAACGACACCACCGGGCAGTACGAGTGGCCGGAGGCCGAGACCCTCTACGAGGGCCGCGGCGCCGTCCAAACCGCCGGAACGGCCGCCGAGATCGTGTCCATCCCGGGAGCGAACCTGCCGTGGGCTGCTGAGACCCGCTCCAAGTACCGGCTCCTCACCCCCCTCCAGGCGCCAATCGTGGAGAAGGACCAGCTGGTCTCCGTCGTCGCGATCCACGAGGGCGGCGACATGGCGCTGCTCGGCCGGAAGTGGCGGGCCCAGGACCCCGGAGGCGCCGGAACCATGTCCGTCGTCCGTATCACCGCCCTGGACCAGGTCCAGCAGACACGGGAGGTGCCGTGATGGACCTCGACGACCTGGCGCCCCGTCTGGAAAGGTGCGCCGCCCGTGTCGGTCCGGAGACCAACCGGACCGTGCAGCAGCAGGCGCGGCTCCTGCGCGCCCTCATCATGGAGAACGCCTCCGGCCGGCCGGGCCCGAACGTCATCACCGACGACTACCGCGGCTCCTGGAAGGCCGAACCGTTCCCCGTCCCGGACGGCGGCGGGGCGGAAGTCGGCACCGACCGGCCCCAGGGTCGGCGCCTGGAGTACGGCTTCTACGACATGACCGACAGCCTCGGCCGGCACTTCTTCCAGGAGCCCCTCCCGCACGTGGAGCCCGCGGTCAACGAGCTGTCCCCCGAGTACAAGCAGGCGTTCGGTGACGCCCTGGACCGCATTCTCGGGGGCCCGTGATGATCGACAGAAGGCCCGTCACCGCCGCGCTGCGCGCGCTGCTCGCCACCCTCACGGGAAAGCCTGTCGGCGTGCGCACCGTGCCCATCGATCCGGCCACCGGTCAGCCCTACCCGCCGCCGTACACGCTGCTGTACCCCCTCGACCAGGACGACGATGACGGCACCCTCGCCGACAACAACAAGGCCGCAGTAGCGCTCTACCAGGCCACATTCGTGTCCGGTCCCATCCCCGGCAAGCCGGACAGTCGCGGCACCGACGAACAGGCCCAGTGGCTCGCCGACAAAGGCCGCCGCGTCGTCCAGCGGGCCCCGAACGGCGGGCCCGGCTACCTGCACCCGCTGACCATCCCCGGCGTGAACTGCTGGTACCGGGAGGCACGGGAAGCCGGGGGAACACCTGACGCGAACGATGCAATCATCACCAGTGTGATCCGTTACCGGCTGCACCTGGAGGAAGCCCAGGCGTAGGCCAACCGCCCAGGATCGGGCGGCAGATGTACCGCACCGCGGCGGGACCCCACGCGGACGACACCCCCATCAGGTGTCCGCCACACCACCACGTGTAGCAGGGGCCCCCACGCTCGGCCCCTATCCGTAAAAGGGGCCACCACCATGCGGTTCAACCGGAAGACCCTCACTCGCATCATGTTCCTTCCGACCGTCGCCTCCTCCTCGCTGCTGCCGACGCGCGCGGAGATCACCGGCGGAACGGACCTGACCGACAACATCAGCGCGATCGACGGATGGTCGCTGGAGAATCAGCCCATCGAGACGCCCGACATGGGCTCCACGTTCGTGTCGAAGATCGACGGCGACGACAGCGCCGCGGACAGTTCCCTCACCTTCTACGAGGACAGCACGGCCGACGACATCGAGACCGACCTCGCCAAGGGCACCGCCGGCTTTATCGCGATCTTCTCCAAGGGCGACATCGCCGCCGCGAAGGGCCTGGACGTCTACCCGGTGAAGGTTGCCTCCAACTCCAAGGCCTACACGGCGGACAACGAGGCCGCGAAGATCACCGTGCAGTTCGTCATCACCGACCGGCCCGCGTTCAACCAGACCGTCCCCGCGATGACCTGACCGGCCCTCGACCGGTCTTCCGCCCCCTCATGCCCCCGGCCGGGCCCACCGCTTCGGGAAGGGCGCTCTGGCGCCCGGCCGGGCCTTCCCACCCCCTTAGGACCAGCCCATGACCAGCCCCACCACCAAGTCGTCCTGGAACGACCTGAAGAAGCGCCTGAGCAACATCAAGCCCGCGGTCGCCACCTTCACCATCTGCGACGACCTCGACCTGCGCGAGCAGCTCGCCGCGGCGAAGAAGGAAGCCCGCGACGCCGAAGCCGCCTGGACCACGGCGGCCGACGAGGTCAAGGACATCGCCAAGAAGCGACTCGACCGGGCCCGCACCCGGCTGGACGACGCCCAGGCCGCGTTCGACACCCACGCCATCACCCTGCGCTTCAAGGCCCTGTCCCGCGAGGAACTCGAAGACCTCGAGCGGGAGCACCCCGCCACCGAGGAACAGGAAGCCGACGGCGAATCCTGGAACCCCGACACCTTCCCGCCCGCCCTCATCGCCGCCGCATCCCTGGACGGCATGCCCGTCGAAGACGCCCGCGAGTACATGGCCAAGTGGTCCAACCCCGACTTCCGGGACCTGTGGAACGCCGCCTACGGCATCCAGACCCTGCGCCGGACCGACCTGGGAAAAGGCTGATCGACGATGCCGACTTCCGTGCCGAGATGGAGCTGTGCGACCAGTGGGGCATCCCGCACAGCCTCTTCCGTGGGCACGGCGACGGCACCTGGACCAGCCTCGACCGGCGCAAGGCACTCGCCTACCACGCCTACAAGCGGACCGTGTGCGCCGGCTGCGGCACCCGCCCAGCCGAATGGGACGAAGAAGCCGGCGGCGACGAAGACGCCTACACCGCCCTCACCCACCGCTGCATCGGCTGCCAGATCATCGCCGACAAGCAGCAGACCGTGCCCACCAACGACGAGGGGCACGGCGTGAAGGTGCTGCTGATCCCCACCAGCGTCCACGCCGCCCTCGAAGTC